GTTTTTAGTTGTGATCTTAATGCTTTTGATAATATAGATTACGCAGTAGATATTCTAGAATTTGATATAAACAAAGTACCCTTCAAACCAGATTTTATTTGGGCATCTCCTCCCTGTACTTATTTTAGTGTAGCAAGTATTGGTAAACATTGGAATAAAGATAATACTCCTAAAACCAATAATGCTATCTTTGGAGTTAGAGTTGTTAAAAAAACAATAAGTATAATTAAAGAACTAAATCCTACATATTGGTATATAGAAAATCCAAGAGGTAAACTAAGAAAGTTAGAGTTTATGAAAGGATTACCTAGAACCACAGTATGGTATTGTAAATATGGAGATACAAGAGCTAAACCTACAGATATTTGGACTAATAATTTAAAATCAATATTTAATCCTAATGGGTGGCAACCAAGACCTGAATGTCATAATGGCAATAAAAATTGCCATCACGAACCAGCACCAAGAGGTAGTAGGACTGGAACACAAAGGCTGGAGAACAATTACGAAAGAAGTAAAATTCCAAGTGAACTTTGTATAGAAATATTAAAATCAATAAAATGAAGCTAGGAGATAAAGTAGAATATATTATAAACATCATTACATTTGGTAAAGGTAAAGCGATAGCACAATGGATTGCTAATAAACTAGGTTATGAAGATTGTGGGTGTGAAAATAGAAAAAATTTTCTCAATCGTTTTTCAGAAATCAACAACATATCAAGAGATGGAACAAAAGTGGAAAAAACTAAATAAAGAAGAATACAACAAATGGTCAGATTTTAAATCTGTCAAAAGTAGTACTATCAATAAAAAAGAACAAGAGCTTATTGCATCCTTACATAGTAAATATTTTCTGCACACATATTACTTGCCGTGCAGTTGCACACCTAGACAATGGAATCAATGGATTACTGACATTAATAATATTTACGACAATGGGCATAGAGACAATCAATAAGTTTGAACAAATCGTTGTAATGTTCCTAAATGAGATAGAGGGTTGGGATTTAAAATGGTGTGGTGGAAAATATGAGCATTATGATGCAATAGGATATACACCAAAATCAACAAAAAAAAATCCTATCAAATGTGTGATGGAGATGAAGTTTAGAAACAAATACTATGAAGATAAACTATTAGAAAAATATAAGTATGATAAACTTATGGAGATGGATAGTGAGATTGTGAAATTATATTTCGTAGCTGACCCAAAAGGTACATATCTATATTGGATTAATTATTTAGAAATGCCAAAAGTACAAGAGTTGTATTGTCCAGACACAACACTATGGACTAAAAAAAAGAAACTCAAAAAGGTTTATTTGCTGACAGAAGATATGGCAAGTATCGTTCATAAAGAATAGTTATTAGATATTGTTAATTATTTTAACTATATTGCAAGTATGAAAAAAATAAATAATTTAAAAGTGAATGATAATTTCCAATGCTATCACAACGATAGAATCCATAAAGGTAAGGTTGTAATGAAACGTAAAGGTTATACTTTTTGTGAACTAACTGACCCATTTAATGTTAGATTTGGAAAAACATTATTAAAATTAAAAGATTAGGTTTATGTCGCATGGCGACAAAACCGATTAACATAAAAATAAAACTATGAGTAAAAACAATCACAATCCATTTGAGAATCAGATATTCGATTATTGTAGAAATAAAATAGAGAAAGAAAAAAAAGTGATAAAGTATATAAAAAAAAATAAATATATATTAGAACAACTAGGTTATGAAATCACAAAAAAAGAAGTATCTGACATATCTGAATGATAATTATTTCTTTGAAGTCGGATATGAAAAAAAACAAAGTAATTTAAAAAACGTAAAAGTGAAAAAACAATATAGAACTAATCAGGGTAGAAGTAGAAAACAATATGAATCAAGTTATCAAACATTGAAACTTGCATTTGTAGTATTTGCTATTTCTGTTGTGGCATATTTGTTTCTGCAACTATGGATGTAAAAGAAAAACAAAAGTTTGAGTTAGCATTTAATTATATTGGAAATGCTATGTCATCCGCTTTTGAAAAAGCAGACAAGAATCGTAAAAAACAAATAGGACTTTACATCAAGTGTATAAACGATATGTATAAATACACAAACAAAATAGAAGCAGAACTAATACTAAAAAAGCAAAAAGATGATACAACTTTTGGATGGAAACGAATACAGCAAAAAAGAATTGCTGAAAAGAATGTTAGATGATGATTTTTACTATGGAGAGCTTAACGAGTTAGCATTAAGCAGTTCGACTACCAAGCTCTTATTAGATAGTCCTAAAACATATAGAGATATATTAAAATATGGTAATCCAGAAACCCAAGCACTTAGATATGGTAGGTTGGTGCATCAAGCAATTTTAGAGCCACAAAAATTTAGTGAGCAAATATTTGTAAATGTATCACAAAAGAGTACAAAAGCATATAAAGAAGCAAAAGCAAAATATGGAGAAGTATATACAAGAACAGAGAAAGAATATGCTGAAAGAATTACCGACCATTTTTTAAGAAACGAATATGCTTTAAAATGTATAACAAACTGTGAATTTGAGATTCCAAATATAGGAATGATAGGTGGCTATCCTTTCAGATGTAAAGCAGATATAGTTTCTGAAAAAGGAATTATTGACATAAAAACAACAGCTAGTAAAATAAAAAACTGGCATTATGATATAGATAAATATTCTTACGATGTTCAATTATATATATATTGTACTATTTTTAACATACCACCATTTGCCTTTAAGTTTTTGGTTATCAATAAAAAAAATTTAGAAATAGGATATAAAGATGGTACTCAAAAAATATTCGATAATGGCAAACATAAAACAGAATTAGCATTGAAAGAATTTGAAAAGTATTTTATAAATGGGGAAGATTTAGATAACAGAATAATTCAAATAGGAGGAGATTAATTATGAAAAAAGCGATTACAATAGCAAAAAGAATAAATAAGATTACAAATACAAATGTCTTTGAAAATACAAGAAAAAGAAAGGTAGTAGATGCTAGGTCATTACTTACATTCATATTATACAACTATCATAATATGACTTTACAAAGTATAGCAGATTTCTTAGAATCAAATGGCAAATCATCAGACCACTCAACTGTGTTATATTCTATCAATAGTTTTCAAACAAACAAGAGGTACAATATAAAATTAGAAGAATGGTTAAAGTTACTTACAACTAAAAAAGAAAACAAGAACAAAGCAAAGAGAGAATACATAAAGCATAAAGCAAATATTCTAAATGATAGAGATGTTGATAAAGTAGCAGAACTTGTAGATTCAATAACATAAAATAATGATTGAATTAAATAAAATTTTTAACGAAGATTGTTTAGTTACAATGAAGTCAATGAAAAATGATTTTGTTGATTACACATTAACCTCACCCCCATATAATGTTGGGGGAAATGGCTTATATGGTGAGGGCAAAAAATATGATGGATTCAATGATAAATTGAATGAAGAAGAATATTTGCAAAACCAAATACAAGTAATTGAAGAAGCTTTGAGGGTTACAAAAATGCACGTTATTTATAATATACAAATGTTAAGTGCAAATAAAAGAAGCGTGTTAAAATTGTTTGGTTACTTTGCTGATAGAATCAAAGAAATAATAATTTGGAATAAAAGACACGGCACACCAGCAATGGAACCAGGGGTGTTTAATGCAGCCTTTGAATATTTTATTATTTTAAGCAACGACCAACCAAATAAAAGAAAATTTTACGATACTACATTTAGGGGTAATCAACAAAACGTTTTTGAAATAAAGAACAAACACTCCAACCCATTTGCAAAAGAACATAAAGCAATTATGCCAACAGATCTGCCACGCTATTTTATGCAACTAATGGGAAAAGAAAACGACATTTGGTATGACCCTTATACAGGAACTGGAACAACTTGCGTAGCTGCAATTTTAGAAAAAAAACGTTGGATTGGTAGCGAAATAAACCCAAACTATATTAAAGTTGCTAATCATCGAATTGAGCCGTTTATTCGACAAACAAAGTTATTTTAAAAATTAATTAAATTATACGATATATAGATATACAAAAGATTAATTAATTAATTTAAATTAATTCTATGGATGGTAGAAAAAACAATGGTGGACACTCAACAAAAGGCAGAGCTGGTAGAAAACCAAAGACAGAAGAATTGCAACTTATAGAAAAATTAAAACCTTTAGAGCCATTAGCGTACGAAGCGTTAAAAGAGGGTTTAAAGAAAAAAGATTATAAGTATGTTCAGCTTTACTACAATTATTATGTAGGCAGACCAAAAGAAACCAAAGACATACACATCAATGAGGATGTACCATTATTTATTGATTGATGTTTACACAAACACAAGCTGTTAAAAGATTACGAAAACTAAACAAAAGAATCAAGATTATTAGAGGTGGTAGCTCTGCTGGTAAGACCATAGCTATACTTATGATTCTAATTGACTATGCAATCAAAAATAAACACAAAGAAATAAGCGTAGTCGCAGAGAGTGTACCACACTTACGTAGAGGTGCTTTAAAGGACTTTCTAAGCATTATGAAGGGTACATATAGGTACGATGAAAGAAAGTTCAATAGAAGTACCTTAAAATACGAATTTAGTAATGGTAGTTATATAGAGTTCTTTTCAACAGACCAACCAGATAAATTAAGAGGTGCAAGAAGAACAGATTTGTTTATCAATGAGTGTAACAATATTGACTTTGAATCATATCAACAATTAGCAGTAAGAACATCTAAAGATATATGGCTTGACTACAATCCTACAAACTTATTTTGGGTAGATAAAGAATTGATAGGTCAAGAGGACACCGACTTTATCACACTTACTTACAAAGACAACGAGAGCTTGTCAGATACGATTGTAAAAGAAATAGAGAAAGCAAAAGTAAAAGCAAAGACATCTACATATTGGTCTAATTGGTGGAAGGTATATGGACTTGGAGAGATAGGTAGTTTAGAGGGTGCTTGTATTCCAGATTGGAAATCAATAGATACAATACCTAGTGATGCTAGATTACTTTGTGCTGGACTTGACTTTGGATATTCTGTTGACCCATCAACATATATAAGATTATACAAATGGAATAACGCTTACATCTTTGATGAATTACTTTATAGAAAAGGTATGTTAAATAGAGATATAAGTTATTTCTTAAAAGACAATCAAATCAATGAGAACATATATGCTGATAGTGCAGAGCCAAAGTCGATACAAGAAATAAGAAGCTATGGACACAAGATATTTCCTGTTACAAAAGGTAGAGATTCTGTAATATATGGTATCAACCTAATAAATCAAAACGAAATATACATAACATCCAAATCAAAGAATCTAATTAGAGAATTACAGGGTTATGTTTGGGATAAAGATAAAGAGGGAAACAATATACAGAAACCAACAGGCATACATCCAGATTGCATTGATGCAGCTCGATATGCACTTATGATGCAATTAGAAAACCCTAATCGTGGTAAATATGCAATAAGATAACAGAGGTAGATAAAATATTTATTAAAAAATGTTAATTATTCCAAAATAAAGTTATATATTTGATTATAATTAAAAAACAAAACAAAATGAATAATTTTAAAAATCACAAAGTATATCAAGCATTAGTAAAAAAAGCTAATGGTAAAGGTAGAATGCCAAGTTTAAAACAAATAGCAAAGCTATTATCATATTGTAAAGTAGAACATTATTTACAAGAATGGTCAGAAACTAAATGGAGGGAAAATGGATTAAGATATAATACTTCAGGTGGTGGCACTTATTATGGGTATAGATTATCAGTTCCAGAATTAAATTTAAGAATGGAATCAACTGATACTTATTATTCTTACAATACTGGTCATTATACTTATGAATTACTAAATCTGTTAAATAATTTAAATAATTAAAAAACAAGACAATGAAAAAATTATATTTGCATCCAAAAACAAAACAATTTGTAAGTAAAGAAATTTATTTTAAATTTGTTAAAAGTAAGGACTTTCCTAAGAGTCCTTTTAGTGAGAAGATGAAGTAGATAAATTTAGTTAGTTTAGTTAATTGTTAGAGGGGTTTTTACAGCCCCTCTTTTTTTTGTCAAAAATCATCTCATTATTTCGATATATATATATGAGAGTAAAAATAAATGTACCAAATAGTTTATCAGAAATCAAACTATCTCAATATCAAGAGTTTTTAAAAATACAGAAAACTAACAAAGATGAAAATTATTTGTCAGGCAAAATGATTGAAATATTCTGTGGCATACCACAAAAAGATTCGTATGAAATGAAAGCAAAAGATGTTCATAGAATTACCAATATACTTGCCGATATGTTTGAACAAAAACCACAACTAAAAACAAGATTTGTTTTGAATGGTATTGAGTATGGATTTATTCCTAACCTAGATGATATGACTTTAGGAGAGTATGTAGATTTAGATACATACATTTCTAAGTGGGAAGAAATAGAAAAAGCTATGGCTGTTCTTTACAGACCTATAACTTTAAAGTATAAAAAGAAATATAAGATCAAAGATTACGATGCTGAGACACCAGAGAACTTTAAGGACTTAACTATGGATATAGTATTTGGCAGTATGCTTTTTTTTTATCGTTTAGGAATCGACTTGTCAAAAGTTATGATGTCTTATTTGGAGAAACAAGAGAAGATGCATTCACAGCAAGCTCACAGTTCGGTCTTAAATGGGGATGGTATCAGTCAATTTTCGCACTCTCTCAGGGCGATGTTAGAAGATTTGAAGATATCACTAAACTAGGTATGCACAAATGTTTGACAATGTTATCATTTATGAAAGAGAAAAACGACTTAGAATCAAAACAAATAAAAAGTAAATATAAATGAGCAATCAGGGAATAAGAGGTTTTTATCAAATCACAGAAACGTTAAGAGACAATCTATTAAGCGACCCAAATGTAAATACTGTAACAACAGGAGACATAACAGAGGTTGACTTATCTAAGCAAACAATATTTCCTTTAGCACATATTATTATAAATAATGTAACAGCAGAGGAACAAACATTAAGATTTAATATAACAATAATGGCGATGGATATTGTAAACGAATATAAAGATGAAACAAGTGATGTCTTTGTTGGTAATAATAATGAGCAAGATATATTGAATACACAACTTGCTGTATTAAACAAGATTATTCTTTTACTAAGAGGTGGCTCACTTTATACAACTAAATATCAACTCGATGGAGACCCAAGCTGTGAGCCATTTTATGAAAGGTTTGAAAACAGAATGGCTGGTTGGGCAGCAACGATGGACATACTAATTGAAAACGATATAAGTATTTGCTGATGAATTTAAGAAGAACAAGACAAGCGATGAACGATTTTGCTAAATATGTTATTCAGCAATCAAGAAGTAATCTCACAAAGGGCAACAAGAATGTAACAAAAAAACTATATAATTCTCTTGACAAAAAAATCAACAAGACAAAAACAGGTTTAGAACTATCTTTTGAAATGTTAGAATATGGTTTGTATCAAGACAAAGGTGTAAGTGGTACTAAAAAAAAGTATGATACACCATTTAAATACACAAATAAAAGACCACCTAGTTCG